GCTATCACAACGCTAAAAGTCACCATTGCCTGTATTTTGATACATCAAAACTATTACACCCTTCCCGGATTTTTATTGTCTTGATAACATTGTTAATAACAAGTGAATAACTGCCTGTGTCTAAACGCATAGTAACAAAGCCTTTATTAAAAGACTGTGATGTGCAAGTGGGAGTAAATCCTTCGCTATATAACTCTTTCTGTCCATGAACGCCTTTTATGGAAATGGTGTAAGGTGCACCTGAAGTATAAAAGACAGAATTGTTAGTATCATCATAAGGTGTCACTTCCTCACAAGCCACAAGAAAAAGTATGAAGATCAGTTTTCTCATTGCTGAACATATTGCTCAAACTCTGCCTGTTTTTGTTTGCCTATCAACTCCATATAAACCGCAACTTTCTTTGCAACTTCTTTTCTTATCACATCCATGCTCATCTCATATATTTCCGGATTTTCTGCTTCCAAATCCTGAAAGATTGATTCCATGTTTGTCCAGAGGATAACATTAAACTCCGTAGTATTGCCTGAACTCAGGATGTATTTTATGTTTGAATCAGAGTAGCCACGGAACGGGTTGATGGAGTTTTTTATACGCATCACCTTAAGCTCATCGGGTCGGTCAGAATAAAGAATCTCGTTTATATCATCTTCGATAGCTGCTATTGTAGATGTCGAGGCGTTGGCTTCCTTTGCCATCTTAAGCTCTGACATAAGTTCAACCAATCCTTTGAACTTGAAGTTTTCCGGGAACTGATGGTCAACTGTAAGATCAGGCAAATCAATATAGGTAGAAATGTCTTTTACTACATATTCCCAAACTGAAGAATAGTGTTGGGCAAAATCATAAAGAGTATCATTAAGGTTGTCTGTCTCCAACAATTTTTCGGTTGCAGTGATTGATACCTGTTCCCTTGTGTAAAGATCGGCATTGAACATCATAGCATGAACAGACTTTTTCAGATACTCCAAGTAGTCTTTTTGGAAAGTTAACAGTTCTATCGGTGGAGACTTATAAACAAGCATCTTTTCCAGATCAAAAGCTGTTGAAGGATCGTTTGGAAGCGAAAGGACAATAACGTCCTGTGTTCCTGCATGGATAGGTTCATGCCCCGTCCCTCCGCAATGCGGACATTCGGTGTTATCTATCAAGAATCCTTTTCGGCATCCCGGATTCTTACAAGGCGTGGCATACATAAACCTTTGTGGAAAGGCGGTAAGAGAAGTAGAGAGGTCGAGTTCAGAATCTATTTTTAAAGTCTTTTCAAGAAAAGGCACTACCTCATGGAAACATGATGTCAAAGTACGGCCTTTTGTAACAGGATCTTTCTTATAGCCGAACCGTATTGCAGGGACTTTTTCATTCTTTGGTTCGAAGTATTGAACGGAATAGAATTTCTTTGCCAACTCTAATACTTCTTCATCCATCCCTTTTGATGCTACCTGAGTAAAGACTATCGTGTCATTTCCGAGATAGATTGTAAATTTATAGCCGTCACGTTCAATACCGTTATCCATATAGGTTATCGGAAGCCTGACAACAACATATTGGAGTATCTCGTTTTTATACCTGAAGTCGATAACTTCTTTGGATGAAGCGATAAAAGGATATGGTTTTGCTTTTTCAGTCTTAGGATCAAAGTCATCAAATTCAGTTATCAAAAAAGCATTCGGGTCGAGATAGTTATAGTCGACAAAAGCATATTCCATATACTTGTCAAGCGACTTGTCGCCCCAATAAGTGTTTATATACTTTTCCAGTTCAGTTTTTTTATTCTCCGATTCTTCAGGGAACTCGATTTTTCTCGTAAGTGGCTTTTTTCGTGTAACCTTTTTGAACGGAAGTTTTGTTGAATTGATCGTGGAGGGAATGATAGATCGGTATATTCGTTTGATTTGATCGAATTCTTCAGGTGTAACACGTGTTTCAATCCTTTGCAGCAGAGATTCTATTTTGTCGCCAGTCACCATCTTGTAATACAGGTCGGCAAGATCGGTAACACGCTTATAGTCTACATGAGTCGTATCTTTGTCCACAATAGTCTTAAGCAGCTCATAACCATCTTCTTTAATCATAGAAATATGTTTTTAATAGTTCCACAATCAGATATTCAAATGTATCACCGAGGTGTCCGTATTTCTGGTACTTCTCTTTGGTGTCGGGGTCTGTGTAGAGGTCTTTGTTTTTTGCCCCATCAATGCCTTGTTTACAATACATAAGGTCAGCAACCAAATGATGGCAGTTTTCGCCTATCTCAACCCTGACGGGCAGCTTATCTTCAAAGAGCTTGTTTGCAAAATCACGCCTTTGTATGCACGAAGGGTTTGAACGCACAACACAATCAGAGTAGTTGTTAAGGTATTTTTTAAGTTTGAATTCAATTATTTCGTAATGATGCTTAAACTCTTTCGACATCGTTGTGCGGTTTCTTCCCGTAGCATCACCGTAATAGAAAAGCCCTGCCTTGTGATCCGGGTATCTTCGTATAAATTCGTCACATACTTCTTCTGTCGAGTTGCGGGGGTTTGGCAAAGTGATCTCGTCAATAGCCCGTAGAATATATTTGTTTTCAATGTAGTCTATCTGCCAGATTGAAGCAGAATTATAAGGAACGGAGTTTTGGTCAAATGATATATGGATGGGTAAATTAGAGAGATAATGAACCTTTTTGACATGCTTTAACCTGTCGAAAGAAGAATAGAATTCACCTCCGGTTAAGGTGAAGGGATTCGCATATATCAGAGCCTTGCCACGTTCCTTAGTGTTTTGCGTCAGGACATTGTTTATGTAATTCTCACCTACGTTTTGAACATTATGATAAGTCGAAGAAATGGTTATAAATTTATCTTCAACTTGAAGTTGGAAAAAGTCGTTGTTGTTGTAAATCCTTGCGGAAATCTCGTCAATGTACTTATCAAGTCCAAACCAATTATTGATCCAGTCGACTTTTGCGGGTGAAGTAGCAATAAATAGCGGATTATATTGTTCTTTGGCTGTTCCTGTTTCAGACAATAATCCATCGACAATATACATCCCTTTCTGACGGATTCTTGCGATAATGATCTCTTTAACATCTTCTTCTTTAGTGTCCTTCGTCTCATCAAGGACAGCCCATCCGAACTCTTTTCCTTCATGTGCTTTAGCATTATCCATTGAACCTACAAACACAACACAACCATTGCAGAAACTTATTATGCCATTGTAAGAATCAAACGAATGACCATCCGTAGGCCATCCCGAAGGAGGTGTTTTGTTTATGACATATTGACCAAATGGCCTTGAATCCTTATTGTATTCGTGAACGCCTATTGACTTCCAGTATTCTCTTATTCGGAAAAGCGTTGAATGTTCTAATTGCAAGTAAGTATTTGCACCGATGAAACCACGAACATTCGGGAACTTCTTAATAAGCTGCATGGTCTTTATTCCAAGCATGTGAGTTTTTCCCGATCCCACTCCGGCAAGAAAAAGTGAAATTGGCGAAAGGCTCTTAAGTACTGCCTTCTGAGGTGCTGATACTTTCTGAGTTATTTTTTCAATAATCTCCATACTTGTTTTCAATTTTTACTCATCATATCATCATAAGAATATTTCTTATTATCAAGAAGCGCAAAACATACTTCTGGTTTTCTTGCATAATCATCATTTATATTAATAGGCATACCTTCTCGTACTTCACTTAGTTTGAGATAGACTTTTGCGTGCTTAAGTTTATTTTTTTCAATCAACTCATCATCCAAACCCCCATAGGAGGCAGTAAGAATAAGGTTTGATGGTATCTGATCTCTGACTATCAACCAATATTTTATAGACTTAGTAAATCCCCAGAAGTTTATTTTAGGATTTTCTTTTGCTATTTCAATCCACAAATTAAGGTATTCAGGCGTAAAGAAATCCCCGGAAGCATGGATTCTTACATTCTCACAATCTGTTGGCAATTGTGGTTTGCCACCACTTTTGATCAGTTTAAGATTTTCCCATCGACTTTTCCTTACAGCAGGGTAGCGTTCCGCATAAGCGGCATAGCACTTGAATTTACCTTTTGGGATAAGAAATTTTCCACTTATCCTATCAACATAAACTTTACATTCCTTAGCAAATGGGCAAGTGTACCCGCTTGGAAGATTCCACTCATAAACATTTCCGGTGTAATATGTCGTGTTCAAAACAAACCCCATTTTTATTTAATGATTATATCGGGCAAAGTCGGAAGATTAATATTCTGATCAATCTCGGACTTTTCTTTCTGGTTCAGGAATTGTTTACCGAGCCAAATTTGCATTGTTATGTTTGGAGGATTATACTTACGTTCAAGTATATTTCCCTGCTCATCCCTTATGATTTCCGTGTACCCCTGAGCCCCACGAGCCTGTAATCGTCTTAATGAAACTTTGAAATTCTGGTTTCCCTTTTTTACATACTCGTCAAAAGGGATTCCATGAACAGCCTTGCACTTGCGCTCCATTGTTGACCATGACACGCCTAAAACAGCTACCATTTCTTCACAAGTGCAACCGATCCTCCGTAGTTTATCTGCTTCGTTCCAGTCGACTTCAACCTCTGCTATTTTGTCGCCCTTTTTCAGTGTTGTAGAGCTTCTGCGTTGCGGGTATCTTTTTTTTGTTTCTGCCATAGTACTATTGCTTTCCATTGTGAAGGTATGACGTGAATCATAACTCCTTGATCTTTAAGTATTTTCAACATTCCTGACCTGTGTTGCAATGTCTTTTTACCTGACAAAAATATAACATCTTCGATTTTTGTGATTTGTAGAAGTTTTCTTAATGCTATATTTTCACGGTAGAACCATTTTGTTTCCGATAGGAAATATAGGGAAAAGGCGGCAGTCGTAGGGTTTGTACTTGTTATCACAGGTCTGTAAGTCTTTGGCCCTGCAGACTGCCACTTTTCCACCATCGGGATAGTTGAATCGTATATCGAGATGGTCTATGTTTTTTTTGTTGTCAAGTTCTTCGGGATAGATGTAAACCCCGCCTCCGAGATGGTCTGATGTTCCTATCTTGGTGCAGCACATCCATTGACATATATGTGCAAATTTAGGGCAGTCGCTTGATAGACCTATTACATCTGATAACATAACTGACAAATTTACATAAAAAGGATTGAAGAAAACAAGTTCAAATGTTAAATTTTTAATCTGACATAAAATTTATAAATGATTTATTTTTAATCTTGAATCATTTTTATTATATTTGTATATCATATTAGAAAGATGAAAACACAGGTCACATTACTCAAAAAAGGCGACTTGTTCCAGTTGAAGGCCGTAAGATCGGCAACTTCAATAGTCGCAAACCTCGGGCAAACCGTCAAGAACGAAGACCCCGACATTGTTTCCTACCCGCTCGAATATCATTACGATGCAGAATCCGAGCAACACTACAAAGGAGTTATCAACAAGCTCTTTTCCCGTTGGATCGTAGACCTTATGGTTGACGACAAAGGACGAGTTCCCAGAGGAAAGCTCGGTGCAGAAGCATGGATCACCTCTTATCTCTTTAATTCTTCAGGTGAGATGTCCGATATTTTCAATAGCGCCATCAACGGAACTCTTGAAACTGAAGAACCTGAGAATTTCAAGGTCATCAAAGCAGACCTCAAAGATGTTCCCCATGAAGTAGTGAGTCCTTATGATGACATTGCACCATGCGGTTCTTTTGAACAGCTCCGGGCAGCCGTAAAGAAAGCCCGCAAGTCGGAGAAAAAGACTGGCAAAGCACATACAGTCATTGAACATTCAACAGGCAACAAGACAGTCATCCTTCCGAAAGGTGCAGTCAAGAACAAGAAAGTACGTAAGCCAAAAGCTGAGAAGATATCAGTCGAGAACATACACGAGGAAAAGCCGAAGCTGACAGAAGCCCCCGAAGGATTCAAACTTATTGGAAGACATAGCGAACAGGTAACATACAAACTTTAACACATGTTCAACTGATGAACAACATACGTTTACTCTTGGAAAGGGTTCTTGACCAGGGAGGTTATTACACCCTTGAATGGAAATTTGATCTTGCAGTTTTTGATATTCGCTGTTATGAGCTGGTCGGAAACTCAGCAAGGATACGTGTAATCTTTCTTTATACTGATGAAAGCTTCAGTGCTTTTATCGAAGATCGAATGCTTGACCAATACGGTACAGAACAACACATAATCAAACTCTTAAATTTATGAATGAAATCAATCAATGGCTCGCTGAAAACCACGAGCAGATCGTAAAGAT